AACACAAGAGTAAGGCCATTTTTATCCACTTCGACTGTCTGCGTTACGTTACCGCAACTAAGAAAGTTGCACATGGATACAGTTTTGAGTGTCAACATAAATTATATTTCCTGGTAGATTCGGATGAGTTCATTCTTGTCCATTGTATTAGAATCGATGCTTTGTAAATGACTGATCACAATAGTATCAACACTTTCAAAATTGATATCAGATTCATCAATTACATCTAAATCATCTGTTTTGGATGTAAGTATTTGTATATCTCGTGCATTAAGGTCAGTTTCTAACAATTCTTTTATGAAATTTATATCTTCATAACTTAAATCGATATCAGTTGTTATTTTAGCAAACGTGTGTTGGTCGATATACTTTGCTGGATTTGCAACAACCTGGCTCAGTAGCATAGTACGATATTTTGGAGCATTGTGCCACGGAACAAATTCGGGTGTTTCACCTGGTTTCCAAAACATTGCACCTCGATCGTCATCCCAAGCATCGGCGAAATTATGAGGAAACGCATTGCCGATATACCAAATTTTACCGCTATTCTGACGTTTATGAAAGTGTCCAGAGAATACTTGTTTTTGATTTATAAAATGCGTAGCATTTAATAATCCATGGTCTGGCATCTCAACCGATGCGTTCATTTTAAATTTAGGTAGTTCAAAATGTCCAAACATATAAGGTGCAGTAAGGGCAGGAACTTTCTGCCAATCGTCTGCTACTAACCACGGAACAAATGCAACATCGCCTATTGTTGTCATACGTTCTATAGGAATAATTTTAGGGAATTGATGTATATACGGTAGGCTATGGATGTCAAACTTGTCTCTGTAAAACAAATCGTGGTTACCAAGTATAAAGACCGTATGATCAAAATAATCGTTGAGCAGTTTTAACCCACTCACCGAATAATTCAACGTTGATATGTTAATTGCAGATCTAACGTGATGAAAATCGCCGCCAAAAATACAAGTTTTAATATTACGCTCTTCTGATTGCTCAATAAACCACTTTATAAATTGTTCACAAGAGTCATTGTGATCTCTACTGTTATTTCGCATACCGTAATGAAGATCGGTGAATACAGCAGTGTGTGAAAAATCTGGATCTCGAGCCATGTACTGTCCTTGAAAATACTATACTGTTAGTTTAATGAATAATCACAATTGGTAACAATATTACAATTTTCAAAGTATTGTTAAGAATCTTTGTGTTGTTTAATAGAGTCCTCTGTCTGGCGAGTCCAGCTTGGAGTTGCACCATGCATGATCAAAATGTCATCTCTGATATTTTGATTCTTCTTTTCAATACTGAGGATACGCATGAATGAATTTGTTATAGTTTGTGTATAATATGCAAATGGATTTGGGCTATCGCTTCTGCTTTCGTCAAACTGCAATCCAACTTGGCTGAGTTGCAATAATGCTTGACTCTTCATTTCGTCAATGTAAGTGTATCCGCGCCAATTCCCGCGTTGACCGTATCGATCGATTAGCTTCATAAACATCAATGCAAGATTATTAGTCATTTTACCGTGGTCTTTATAAAAATGACCATTTTCTAACCCGCCTTGCCAGTGACTCTTAAGAACACACATTAATTCACCATCTTGCATTATATAATGTTTAAATGGAGGAAAATTACAACGCATGTGGCGATCTTTGATAGTCTTGGCCTTGTCTATTTTCTCAGGATTTAATGGTATATGATCATATGTCATTACCCTGACTACTATACTTTCTACTAGAATATCGTCGAGGGTAAGTTGGCTTTTGAAATCTTTTACACCTTTTGCAATGTGATCTTTCTTTTCAATTGCCAGTAGATCGGCTAATTTTTTTGCTCTTGCTTCATCTATTCGATCAAGCGTTATTAACGAAATATTTGATACTATAACATCATAGCGAGCGTGCAATGGTTCTATATACGAACAATAACTAGCTTTGCTGAGGTGAATCTCCTCCAACAGGTCTTTATTTGTTAAGTACTTTATTTTACTGGGTGGAGATATGGCCATGATGGTCCTTTGTAACAAAAATCAGTTTAGTGTAATACACTTTGGCAAGTTAGTCAAAATGTTGATTTATATGGTGTATTTTAAACAATAAATAAACAACGATGCATATGGAAAAAATATAGAATGTCAGGGTCAACTTATACAATTAACAATGTTAATGTTACCGCAGAGGAATATGCCGCAGCATATGCAGCAAGATTTGGCGGACAGTTTGGTGGGGCAATACCGCCAGGTGGATCATTATCTGCGCCGCAAGGTACCCCAACGCCATCGGTAAACAATGCAGCCACGCAACCTGGATTACAAGGTGCTAATGTTGGCACTCCCAATAACCCAGCGGCAGCCGCAGTAGGTGGCACATTAAACGGCACTGCTACCTCAGCGCCCAGTAATGGTGAACTACCTGTACAATCAACAGCCACAAATCTAACCGACGCAGGCGGCCGACGTGTTAGATTACGTCCTAAACCTGCTGCAATGGATCAAATACTTGGTACATCAGGACTTATGTCACCGTTATCTGCTAAAGGTACCAATGGTTTAGTATTTCCGTATCAACCAACTATAACGTGGGCACAAGATGTAAATTATACTCAAATGGAAATTGTACATGCTAACCAAGATTTTTACTCATATAATAAAACTCCAGCATTAAAATTATCCATCGAAGGTGAGTTTACTGTGCAAAATCAAAAAGAAGGATTATATGCACTAGCTTGTATACAATTCTTAAGGACTGTGACTAAAATGTGGTTTGGCGGTAATACCGCAGGTTCAAAGAATCTCGCAGGTACGCCTCCGCCGGTATTACTATTTGATGCATACGGTCAATGGATGTTTAATGAGCTACCAGTTATAATTACACAGTTTTCGATAACACTTCCAAAAGACGTAGATTATGTTTCGGTACAAACTGCATATTCCGTTAATAATTCGTTGATATCTGCTAATGATCAAACAATAGTAACTGCTAATCCAACTATAGCCGCAGCAAACGCATTCACAAATATTAACTATCCCGCGGCAGCGGTAAATCAGTCACAAGGGTTTGCATGGTTGCCATCTGTTTTTAGTATCTCGGTACAGCTAACAGTACAGAATACTCCGCAACGATTACGGGCATTTGATTTAGATAAATTTAGAACTGGAGAGCTTCTTGCAGGAGGATCGTGGATATGACACAGTCTGTATATAGCGGATCTAGCCCATATCGTTCAACTCCGCAAGTATCTAATTTTCTACCATATTTGGATTTTTGGAATCCGCAAATAGTCACCCTTACAACTGATGACACATTCTTTACAATCCCTGCAACATATCAGCATAGACCGGATTTACTAAGTTTTGATTTGTACGGTACAACCGGATACTGGTGGGTGTTTGCAGTACGAAATCCAGATACAATTAAAGACCCAATATATGATTTAGTCACAGGCATCAGTATATTTCTACCGGCTAAATCTGGTTTACCAAACGCAGGATCATAATATCTATGGCATTTAATACAGTTAACGGCGTACCAGTAACCGATGCGCAATATCAGCAACTTATCAATAAATTTAATTCGACAGCAAGTGCCATCGATAGTCAAAGTACTATACCAGGACAGACCGGGGCCGCAAGTCAAACTACATCTGGACCAACTCCTAAACCGCAAGCAGATAATGCAGTATCTGCACCTAACCTGCCATCGTCGGGTATTACCACACAGCCGTCTGTACAAGCTGCGATAAATCAACGCAGTACCTCTGCGGTATCTAATCCACTCACTAGTTATAAATCGATAGCCGGTGCAGACAATGCAAAATTTGATTTTTTTCCCAACGCACTTGATCAATATGCAAGTTACACATATCATATACGGTGGAGTATGACTTCCGATGCAGATGCAGATTATGTGCATAATAACGGAGTTGGTAATTTTCACAACGGTGTATCAAAAGTAATCATAGCCGAAAGTGGCGCAACAGCACTGTATAATATCACCGAATTTTCCACAGTAAACACAGTACCAGGTAATAATACTGCTGGCAATACCAGCAGTATCATAAGCTACATGACAATAACGGAACCATATGGTATCACTATGATAGATAACATGTGGAAAGCGTCAACTTCACTGGGTATTCCAAATTATAGAACAACGCATTCATATTTTGTTGAATTATGGTTTACCGGGTATAACGAAGACGGTACTATCGCAACGCCGTCATTGCAATCAAACTTATATAAAGTGTGGCAGATGGCCATAAAAACCATAGAATCTGATACTACTGAAGCAGGATCGACGTATAAGATAGAGTTTTTACCACAAGAGATGTTTGCACATTCAGATCATGTTGGTATTCTAGCTGATGGAGTTAACATTGGACCTGTAACTACCGTAGGTGGTTTTTTTGATAATCTGTCAGCAGTGTTAACTGCGCAAAATGCCAGCTTATATAAAACAGATAATACTCCTAGAATTACATACAAAATCATGCTACCATCTATAATACGAAATTGGCAATTTGATCAACAGCCCACGTCTAGCCAGCGTAATAGCGATATAACCATAACAAGCGGATCTCTTACTCGTCCTACTATTAGCTTATCAAGAGGCATGGATATCGCAACCATATTGAATATTGTCATAAGTATGACCCAGGCCGGTCAGAAATATACTGTGGGCGATCCATCGAGTGCAGGATCCGGAACTTCAACATCTGGCGCAGCTAATTCGTCAATTAATGGCATGTTTAATCTTATAGTAGTACATTCGGATACTACCAACGGTCGTCTTGATCCTGTTACCAATGATTACTTTCGACGAGTACGATACACGTTTAGAATATATCCCACCGGTCGAGCTATAGGCGACAAGAGAAATGTAGCTATTACTCGATTACCAGCAAATCAAATCGCACGCAAGCAAGCAGTTTCGCAATCTCGACGATTTGTAAAACATTATTTCTGGACATACACGGGACAAAATTTAGATGTGTTAAAGTTTAATGTCAAAATATTATGGACCGATCAAGTGCCAATTACTAGCCAACTTGGTTATAACACATACGCAAATTTTTCGCAAGGGCCGCAGTTTAATCAATCAGGGATATCAACAGAGGTATTCAATCAATATAAAACCGCAAAAACTAATCAGCAGGCGGCACAAATCACTCTTAATTCACTTCAAGCCAATCGAACTAGCTCAAGCACTAGTATAGCGTTTGCTAATAAAGTTCTCAACGATTACACAGCTGAATTAGCAACAATTCAATCAGCACATCCAACTGCTAATTTTGCATCTGCTAATCAAGGTATTGCTGCTACTGCTACTGCTAATACGCTTGCGGTTGCATCCAAAGCAACATCAACTGCATTATCTGCGGCAGCCCAAGTTAGAAACCGTAATGCGCTACCCAATACTGCATTAAATTTGCAAGGTGTTGGAGCAACTCGACAGAGACAAGATTTATATCTAGAAGATATTGCAGTATCTACACTAGCTGCGGATCCGATGACTATTAGCTTTAGAGCTAATCCGCAGCCGACTAGTCAAACAACTGTGTTAAGTAGTGACGGGCCGCAAGAAAATAGTAGTGCTAGCAGTAGTGCTAGCGATTTGCCGCCATCGCGTAGTTTAGTTGCCAGTGTGTTAGCAGAAACCTCGCAGACAAGTATACAAACAATAAATCTAGACATACGTGGCGATCCATACTGGATGGGTGTCGGTAATGTCACTGAATCATTAATGGTCAGAAATGACAGTGCAGCAATGACTACTGATACTAGCGCGGCATGGTTTCTTTCAGGTGATTGCGGATTTGTATTCACTCTTCGAACTGGGCAAAGCTACGACGAAAACACCGGATTGATGAATTTAACTAACAACGTGTTGATGTATAATGGGATTTATTTTGTTATAAAAGTTAAAAGTATGTTTAAATCTGGCCAATTTACCCAAGAATTAACCGCATCTAAAGACTCATTAACGTCAGGAGCGCCAATTGGTAAAATTGATTATCAAAACTTAACCTCTGAACAAACAGGAGTATTAACTATGATCAATGCAAATGCCAAAGCAATAATATAATCGGTTCTCAATAAAAATCTAATATTTTTACGGTAAATATCCATATGGTAACATATACTAGACACACTACAAGCCCAAAAGGCTATGATTTACAACCGGCTGGTCGCGCAACTTTACAAGATAAAATGTATGTCGGGTTTGTGAAATATGCCGAAGATGTAAACACAATGGGCCGACTAAAAGTTTGGATACCAGAGCTATGCGGCGACCCTAACGATGAAACTGGCTGGTTTATCGTAAGCTATTGTTCACCGTTTGCAGGTGCAACAAATGTTTTAAATAATAAAAACGATGATAGCTTTCCTAGCACACAGAGAAGCTATGGCATGTGGTTCGTACCACCTGATATCAATAATGAAGTAGTATGCACGTTTATAAACGGTGATCCTGGACGAGGCATATGGTTAGGATGTTTATATCAACAGAATATGAATCAAATGGTGCCCGGATTACCTGGCAATGATTCAGCAGCTACGTTACCAACGGCAGAATATAATAAGAAAATAACTCAGCCAAATCTTACAACACCAAATCGACCATTATATTATCCATTAGCTGACCAACTTAAAATACAAGGATTAGATCAGGATACTGTACGCGGAGTATCATCAAGCGGTGCTCGACGTGTGACCCCAGCGTTGAGTGTATATGGATGGTTAACTCCGGGTGGCAATCAGATGGTGTATGACGACAATCCGGCAAACACGCACATCAGACTTAGAACTGCAAGCGGTGCGCAGATTATGATAAACGATACATCAGGGTTCATTTATCTTAATTCAGTAGATGGTAAAAATTGGATCAGTATGGATGCCAATGGTCGTGTAGACGTGTATGGGTACGGCGATATCAGTATACGTAGCCAAGGCAGTTTAAATCTTAGAGCCGATCAAGATGTCAACATCGAAGCTGGACAAAATATCAATATCAAAGCTAGAGGCACCACCGCTGTTACTCCAGTTGTTAATCCACAAGCCAATCAACAGCAGCCATCGGCACCGATACCCGGGCCAACAGCTATGATAGGCGACGAATCAGCAGCAGCATTGGCATCTCGAGTACCCGGATCTACACCAATCGCACAACCAGGATGGTCATCAAGCGATGCGCTATCGGCTGTACAATATAGCGATACTGCTGGGATTGTAAACGGTGTAGTAAGTGTTGGCGCAAACGATACTGATCAGATTCTTCTCCGTAATAATATCGAAGCTATCCGATTAGCATTAGCCGCATCAAATTATGTATGGATACTGCCATACAATCAAACATCTGCTAGTACTATACAAACGTTTGCTATTTCTAAAAATGATCAAGTATTACCTCTTAGTAATTACCCGTCAAATGACAATGTAATACCGCGAGATTACAATATTGTAACTAACGATCTAACTGCAAAACTTAAATCAGCTAATCCCGACGGCGGGTCTGCATTGCAAACCGGATCAACTGGTGCAGTACCCGCATCAACTACGTCGACTCAACCGCAAGACGGGTCGGGTGTAATGTCGCCTGCATCTACTGCACCAACT